TGTATAAGTAGCCAGTATTATTCCACAGCGTTCGCGGATAGCCTACCCCTGATTTTCGATTTCTCGTGCCGCTAGTCGCAGGAGCCCCTCTAGCGCGGCCTTCACCGTTTGTCGGCGGACTTCGTCGCGGTTGCCGGGAAAGTGCTGAACCTCGCTGGACACCGCGTCGCCCACACCCCACGCCAGCCACACCGTGCCCACCGGTTTGTTCGGGGTACCGCCATCGGGCCCGGCCACGCCGCTGACTGCCACGGCAAACCGCGCCAGGCTGTGCTTTTGCGCGCCACGCACCATCGACTCGACCACCTCGCGACTGACCGCGCCCACCGTGTCGAACAATTCGGCGGGGACATTCAGTTGCCGGGTTTTCTGCCGGTTGGAGTAGGTCACGTAACCGGCCTCGAACCACGCCGAACTCCCCGGAATCCGTGTGATCGCTTCGGCAATCCCGCCACCGGTACAGGATTCGGCGGTGGTGACGTGGGCATTGAGCAACTGCAGACGTCGGCCAAGCTCGGCAGCCAGTTGAGTGATCTCTTTCACGGTGCGCTCCGGATCGGGTGGAATGACACCACCGTACACGACCCGGTTGCGCTTTCAATACACAGACTCATTCAAAATGTTCGGGCGCCAACGCTCTGACATACGCCTGACAGGCCTGCAGGGCAATCAGTCCGCGGTCGCCGGTGTCGGTGATGGCGATAATTCGTTGAGCATGCGCCGGGTCAAGTCGGGCGCGTACGGTTGCATGATCCACGTTGCCGGTGCCGGTGGTGGCTGGCACCCCGCAGCCTTGGGCAGCGTCGCCTGCGTCGATGAGGACTGACAGGCGCAGATCAGCAGTGGCAAGACGATCGCGCAGGCGATCCTGATCACGTTGGGCATCACTGAGTGCTCGATAGTGGGTTTGCTCACTGGCCGCGAGACGTTGCTCGAGGGCCAGACGCTTGTCCTGCTCGGCCTGCTGCGCGGTGGCCGCGGCGGAGGTCAGTTGATTGAGGGTGTCGGCGTGCAGCCGCGCCTGCTCGGCCAGTTGCCGCCCGTAGCGCCAGTCCTGAAACTGCCAGGCCAGAGCGGCCGCCAAGGCTGCCAGCACCAAAAAGCCGATCACGCGCCAGGAGATGGACATAACACCGCCCTCGCCCGCGCCCAGATGTCGAGACGATCCTGCAGGCCATTCAACCCGCCGTTGATTCGGCGAGTGATGCTGTTGAACTGGTCGCGATCGGCCAGACCGTTCAAGCCGTTCTGTTCCCAGAACCAGGCGGCGGACTCGGCCGCCCATTGCGGTTGCTCCAGCAACTCCGGCAAGGACAGCAAGCGTTCGTCACCGAACAGGCCCAGGCTGCACTGGCGATAGTTGCTGCGACCGGTGATCTGGATCAGCCCGCGACCGCGGTACTTCTGCCCGTCGCCATCGGCCTCGGGCGTGTTGCCCAGGCGCAGCGCCAGCGTGCCGGTGTCGTATTTGCTCAGGTACTGGTTGTTGCCCAGTTCCCGCACGTATTGCAACTGCCCCGACTCGTGACCGATTTGCGCGAGGAACGCAGCGATGCGTTTTGGCGAGTCGATATGGCGCCGAGTCATTGCGTTATTAAGTGCAGAAACAAAAACGCCCGCTTGGGAGCGGGCGTTGGGCATGATGGTTTTAAGGTTGTCTTCAGTTATTTGCATAATGCGTAATCCTCCCTGGATGCTCCGATTGAATCATGGTTGACGGACAACGCCCCCCAGCCATTTTTTTGCCAGAGTTGTCAGGATGTTGTTCGGTACCGCGACCTCGGGGGCCGCGAACACCCAGCCGAGAGTGCCGAAGTTGGCGTTCCAGTCGATTTGCGGTGCCGGTGTCACATCGGTGATGTCGGCCCATTGCAGATCGGGGTGGAACATCTCGACCATGTTGCCTTCAGTCGAAAACAGCTCGACCACGGTGTTATTGACGATGCGTGCGTAGGTTTTCATCAGGCGTACTCGTAGAGGATGACCACGCCCGGCGCTCCTGCTCCGCCGGCATGACCTGGCTGGCTGGGGCCATTGGCGATACCACCCGCGCCGGAGCCATAACCGCTGCCCGATGCTGCACCCGAACCAGCGCCTCTACCAGGGCCACCACTGCCCAGCGGTGAACTCCCGCCATGACCCGCAAGAATTGAACCATTGACATTGATTCCTGGGCTTCCAGCAGCTCCACTGCTGTTGAGGATGTTGCCTCCGGTTGCGTTGATGCCTGGCGTACCTCCCACGAATAGACCGAAACCGGCAACCGCGATCGTTTCAAAACGGGATGATCCGTTCCCCCCAGGAGCGGACACCAGAGAGCCGACAGAACTCGTCCCACCCGGCCCACCGCTCACGCCAATGGCTCCCGGTGTGCCACCAACGCCTACCGTGATGACTTGACTGCTTCCAATGAGCACCGATGAAATCCATGACTCAGCATAACTACCCGAGGCCCCTCCTCCCGCAAGCGTGGTTTCGTTTGCGTTCGTAGCTGCAACTCCCGCACTCCCGCCACCACCCCCCACTACCTTGACCAGCACATTCTTCATCCCCACCGTCGGCACATAGGTGCCAGACGAGGTAAACGTCTTCACTCCCAATAAGCGCCCACTCGCCGCACCGCCACCGCTGGCATACACCAGCACCCAACTGTCCAGCGCCGCGCTGTACACCACCGAACACACACTGCCGGCGACAATCTCGGCAGGCCGCAACGCACTCAGCGCCAGACTCACCAGCGGCTTGGGCAGCAAGCCGTTCGGCGCAAACGTACTCGCCCCGTTGTTGGCGTTGCCAGCGGTAAAGCGCAGCGCCAGACCGTCCTTCAACGTAGCAATGGCTGGCACGTAGTTGGCCATGTACAGATTGGCCGCACCGATGTCCGCAGCATGCTTGTCTTCACCGGCCTGACTGATTTTTTTCAACGCCTGCAACAGCTGCGTCGCATCGGTTTCGCTGGGTTCAAGACCTGCAGATTTGACGACGTTCAACAGTTCATCGGTAACGCTGTTACCCCAGGTGGCCGGGATCAGCGATCCGGGCAGGCCGGCGACGGCGTCTTCATTGACGAACTTGCCGTTCACCAGCCCGACGCTGGGAACGCTTTTTGGATAATCCATTTCAACATCCCTGAAGAATCAAAGCGCTGCAGCCAACCACTTCGGCGCTACCGGCCGATGCTCGCTGAACGGAAAAAAAGAACCCTGCGGCCAGTCCCGCAGCTCACGGCGATAGGTTTGCAATTGGGCGTATTGCTCAGTGGTCAACGTGGTGCCGCCGCCGTCCTCGAGTTCATCGCGGTCACGGGCCACCAGACCGTCAGTGGCGGCCAGTTGCGCCGTACGCCATGAGCGCTCGATGTCCGCAGCTTCATCCGGCGAAGGCGGCGGTGGATCGACCAGAATCGGATAGCCGTTGTCAGCACGCACGCCAATTACTTTCGGGGTGACCGCCATCTGCTGCAGCAGCGAGATCCAGTAGCCCTGGGGAATTTCGATAACGTCGTCGGGAATGTCCGTCGAATTGATACCCGGCACATACGCGCCCCGGGTGCTGGCGCTGAACAATACATTGAACGGATTCATTCAGTAGCCCTTTGCAAGGTAAAAAACACCCCAATTCGCATTGACGTCACCGGTGTAGCTTCGGACCTTCAGCCGGCAACCCTGTTTCGTCGCAGAGTTGGAGTACATGACGACCATCGCGCCGTCGCCCCCCGAGTGGATGGCCACGATCGATGAAAACGCATTGGGAAAAGAGATGGGAAAGCTGATATTAACGTCGCCTTTGGCATCCGTGGCGCCAACCCCCCACTGGTCGATGTTTCCGCTGGGATAGCGCTGATAACCGACGTTACCTACGACACCGGAATGAGCTGTGGCATACCTGTCGCTGATCGATCCCCCATACAACCGCCATTGATTGCTCAGTTTGATCAGGCAAGCGGAATCACCAAGATCCAGCTTCAGCGGTCCGAATGTGCCATTACAGGTTTCGATCAGTTCATTAGCCGCCGGATTGATAGTCAAAATACCGGTGCCCGCATTGATCACTTGAACGGTACTGGCGTGGGCAACTCCGTTGATTGAAGGCAACGTCGCAGTGATCGGAGAGTTACTCGCAAAGCTGGCGACTCCACCAATATTGGCGGCGCCCAGAACTGTACTAGTGCCGTAGGACACGAAACCTGAAAACTGCAAACCTGCTCGGGTTACGAACTCAGTAGTTGCGACCGATTTGCCACTGTCGAATTGCGGCGCAGTCACGAACAACTTGTTGCTGCGTAAAGCCCCCAGCAGTTGATCATTGGCGGACTCTGTCGGCGTAAGACCTGCACTTTGGATAACCTTCAGCAACTCCTGCGTGACGCCGTTCCCCCAACTCGCCGGAATCAACGATCCCGGTTTGCCCGCTACCGGGTCCTCATCGACAAACTTACCGTCCACCAGACCTGCACTGGGAACACTTTTTGGATAATCCATTGCTCATCTCCTGATCTGAAAACACATACAACTTGATGGCGTTAGCCAACATCAGCGGCGAGCCACGTGGGGACCAAAGGCCGGGAAACTTCCGATGGAAAACGACTTGAATCAGGCCAGTCCCGCAGCGCCTGACGGTATTCCAGCAACTCCAGATACTGCGCGGCCTTGAGCGTCGTCCCGCGCCCCAGTTCCTGCTCGTCTCGATGTCGCGTCACCCACCATTCCGTGGCCGACAGGCTGGACTGGCGCCAAGCGCGCGCTGCCACCAAAGGTTCTTGCTGCTCGGCAACGATTTCAGGGGTAACGACCGGACTGATCGTTACAGGCAGCGGCGCAATCTCCTGGCGCAGTTCGCCGATGGGTGCACCGATTTCAACCTGCATGCCCTCCGGCACCGGCACCATTGCCTCGACGAAAGCGGGAGCAAACAGTTGGGTGATCGCGTAGTCACCGGTGTCGATCACCTCGACCGCGACACCGTTTTCCACTCGTGCATAACGGGCCATTATTCGTACTCCCAGATTTCACAGAAGGCGTTGCCGCCAGCACCACTGACGACTGAAGCCAAAGCATTGACCGAGCATGAACCGCTGCCACCCGAGCCACGGATGCCGGCGATGCCGTTGCCGTTCACGCCCACCAATGGGGCACCACCGTCAAACGGACTAGGCCCGCCGCCGCCGCAAAGCACGCCCCAATTGGCGTTGTACATCGCATAAGTACCGGGAATACCCCGCGCACTGCAGAGGTTGCCCCCCGTCACCACTTGGCCTCCCGCGCCGCCTTGCACAAAGCCGGACGCACCCGCGCCGGTCGGGACAGAAATCATCTGCCCGCCCATACCGCCGGAAACACTCAGGTAAGAACCAAAGGAAGCACCACCGCCCGCCTGGCCAGCCGCGTTGCGGGCAGCACCACCGGCTCCCAGCGAAACAGGCACACCGGCGAGCATTTCCGGCGTGACGTCATACAGGCTCTCGCCATAAGCGCCCGCTCCGCCACCGCCACCGATGCCTTGATACGGTGCAGCAATGGGCCCACACCCACCACCCGAACCACCCGCCCCCACCAGCCGCACGCGAATCCGTTTGGCCCTGGGATTGGGCTTGTAAACCGTGATCCCGACCGTCTCGATCTGCCTGACCGCCAGCAAACGCCCCACTGCATCGGTGATGCCGTAACCGGCCAACGTGGTCGGGGTGTTTTTCAGTTTGGTGAAATCGACCAGTGCACCGATGGCCGTTGCCAACTGGTCGGTTCTGGCTTCATCGGGCGTCAGCCCGGCCGCCTTGATCGCGTTGAGAATTTCCTGCGTAACGCTGTTGCCCCAGGCGGCGGGGATCAACGAGCCGGGCGAACCGGCGATCGGGTTTTCATCGACGAAGCCGCCGTTGACCAGGCCAACGCCGGGAATACTTTTTGGATAATCCACGTCAGAACCTTTCAGTTTTTTACAGACAGCCGAACGCCGACAGCACAAGGCCGTCTGCAAAGTTTTCAGTGAAATGGCGAGTTATAGCGCTGGCGAAACAACGCTCTGGGCGGGCGCCGTCGGCCATTCGATGGTTGCCGGGTAACCCGGTTGCAGTTCGATCCGAGCCAGGATCAGTGCATATCGTTTCCAGGCTTGCAACGCGCCCAGTTGATCGCTGCTCGCCTCGCCCAACTCGTACGCGTATTGCAGTGGCGCGACCCGAATCACAACTTCACGCAGGCGATTGTCGCGGTCGATATCCGCCTGGGCAGCCTGACCTGCACGTTCGGCATCAACGTCCAGCACCCAGTCATCGTCCTTCCAGACATAATAGGAATTGGGGCGAGGCTTGATGGTCAGGTAGTCAGGCAGCGGGCCAAACTCAGTCCAGTAAAATGGATTGCCGTTGTCTTTGCGATACACCAGGCGGTTGCGCAAATCGATCAGTTGCACCGCTTGCCCATCGCGCCATACCCATGCATAACCGGGCTGCAGGTCGGCCAAGAGTTCCGGGAGCTCGATCGCATTGCCTGGGAGTTGAACACCTATTCCAGGAATAACCATGGGTTCGAACGGACCGGTGATTTGCTTGGTCATTTCATTTACGTAGTAGTAAGGCATCATTCACGTCCTTTTGCTGTTGAAGGTGCCGGAAACCCCGGCATCAGATGAGTTTTATTCGGGCTGGATAAGCAACGTTTCGCGGCCGGGTCATGCCCCAGTAGCCACTGACCAGATTTTCGGCAAACGCCGCACTGGACCAATAGGAGAGACCGGCGAACGATGTCGGGTCGACGCCAACCGTCGCAATATCGCCAATCCCCTGAACCGCTGGGGCACTGCCGTTATCCCCGGTGATGTTGGTGCCGTTCTGCCAGGAACCGGCGACCCGCGCCGTATCGATGTTGCGTTGCTCATCGAGCACCCGGATAAATTCGCCACGGACCTCCGGGCCCCGGAATGTCTTGATGCCGTCACCGCTGCTCCAGCCGCCGGCACGCGCAGCTTCTGCGCGCAACATGCCGGACTGAACGGCGTGGTCCCACAGCCAAGGCCATTCGGAGCGCAACATTTCTCTGCCATCGAGCGCGCCATAACCACCGGGATTGGAGACCGTCGAGGTTTCAAAGACGATCCTGCCCAAAGGCGTTGCGTCAAATCGTCCGACCGGCCACCAGTTGCCCGTGCCGTCACAGCGCAGGTGCCACCAGTCACCCGCCCCGATCAACGCCAGAAACGGATAACCGTTGACCGACAAGTGCGTGTGAAACCTGATCCGGTCATTGCCGGAGGCCTGCACAACCAGGCGCTTGCTACTGTTGTCGACACGGCGAACGATGAAGTCGCGAATACCGGACAATGTACTGACCGCCGGCAAGTTGACCGTGGTATCCGCTGCATTGGCGTTGATCAGCACCAGGCCGGCCTCCTCCGGTGCCAGCACTTTTGAAGTCGAGACTTCAGTGATCCGCGATGACATCGGGCTGGCCAGACTCAGCAGTTTTTGCAACGCTGACAGCAATTGATTGTTAGTCCCTTCAGCCGGGGTTATTCCAGCCGCCTTGATCACGGACAACAGCTCTTCGGTTACGCCATTGCCCCACACCGCCGGAATCAGCGACCCTGGCGTTCCCGCCACCGGGTTTTCATCGACGAAGCGGCCATCGACCAGACCGACGCTGGGGACGCTTTTTGGATAATCCATAGGTCTTTCGTTCCTCTGAAATAACAAATGAACCGCGTCGGGGCGATCGCTGGTGCGAGCCTGCGGCGGTCTGTTTTCTGAAAATAAAAAAGCCCACGGTGAAGTGGGCTTGGGCGAAGCAGAACGAAGGATTTGCGCCTAGACGTTTTGGCTGCCGAGCAGTTCGCGAATCGCCATCAACGCCTCATCACCAGCACTGCGCGCCAGATCGAGGTTGCCTTTGGTGGCGTGCGCACGGATCTGGTTTTTGGCCTTCAGGCGCAAGGTGCGCAGGGTCAGCAAGTGATCGGTGAGTTGGTCGGCCTTGCTCAGGATCTGCTCGGCAGCCTGTTTGGCAGTACGGCCTTTGACTACCCACGCCGCAACAGACAGCGGCACTTCCTTTTTCGGGTAACCGGCGTCCTGATAGGCCTGGGCGTCGGCGGCAGCCTGGGCGTATTCGATGGCTTTGAGCGGATCACCGGCCAAAACGGCGCGAGCACTGTCGGCCGCCGCGTCGACCTTGGAACACAGCTGCTCGGCTTCCTGCAGTTGCAGTTCGGCGACTCTGGATGCGTTCACCTGCCATTTTTCTCCATCCCAGTCATGGGCACTGGACGGCTGGGCCGGGCGCAAGCCTTCCTCGAACTGATGCAGTTCTTGAATGATGATCATCGGATCAACTCCCAGGACAAATGCACATTGATGGCTGAGGCAAAGTTGATCGCAATACCGTTGGAGTAATCGGCTTGAGAAAAACTCTTGATTCCCATACCAAATAACAACTCATCACTTGAGGCATTCCCCGAGCCAAGGGTGTGTTCGCTTTGAAAGACCTGCCAAAGCGAACGCAACTCTGCATGGTCGAAACTGGCCGATAGTGTGGAAACCGTCGTGTCGTTGACAACGTTACTCGTGAAGATTCCTACCGAAGCACCGACGGTGCTCCAGCCATCCCAGTTGCTGGAAGTAGTAACCGTCGGATTAAGGTAAGAATAGTTGCCCCCCAGCCATCCTCCCGGAGCAAAGGCCACCGTGGTAATACCGGTCGGATGCGGCGTCGGATTGCCCACCACCAATCTCGCCGCTCGGGCATGCGGATCAAGTGGCAGATAAACCACCCCATTGCCATTGACCGTCTGCGTCCAGGACAAGCGACTACGGTTGTAGATCGCTCTGACAGTGGGAATCGAACCCGGTCCTGCCGTGACGACCCACGCCAGGCAGATATCCAGTGGTGTCGACTGAAAACCACCGCCCGCCGCACCATTGACCGTGCCCTTCAAACCTTCCGGAGTAGCGTCATAGATCGTGCCGCGCTGCATGTAAAAGGTCAGCACGCCGCCGATCACTTGCGCCCGCAGAAAGTAACCGGTGCTTGGCAGCAAATCGGCGCTGCTCCATACCGCAGTGGTAAACGTGCGCGAACGCCCCAACTGCCCGGCGACTACTTCCTGGCCGAGGCTGATCAGCACGCCGGCCGGAATCGAAACCCGCCCGCCACTGGTGGCAACCGCTGCTGGCGTGATCGCCAGACGACCATCCGGCGTAGCGACCGTGGCAGTCGGCAAAGACCCGATCGGCAACGCCGAATCCAGATTCCAGCCCTTGGCCGAAACGCTCTGGATCGCTTGCAACAACTGATCGTATTTCTTCTCGTCCGGCGTCAGATCCCCGGCCTTGATCACGTTGAGAATTTCCTGTGTGACCCCGTTGCCCCAGTCCGCGGGGATCAGCGATCCCGGCGTGCCGGTCAACGGGTTTTCATCAACAAACTTCCCATTCACCAATCCGGCGCTGGGCACACTGTTCGGATAATCCACGAAGGGACCTCCCGCTAATTAGAGTGATGGTTTACAAGAATCTATTTCAGGCTTCGGGCCAGAAAGGATCTCAGGCGGGCAGATCGGGCCAGACCACGTCGTGTGGATACCCCGGTTGCTTGTCGATCTTGTTCAGAGCCAGTTTGTAGGTGGCAAATGCCTTGAATCGCTGCATATCGTCTGCCTCAAGCAACCCCGCGATATAGGCGTCTGCCATGCCGACGGTTTGCTGATCGGCCTCAGCCAACAGCTCATCGCGGCGAGCGAGGGCGGCCGCGCGCCGCTCGCCATCAATCATCTGCGAAGTGTTCGGCAGCGCATGCTTGGTGACCTTGCCATCGGTGTATCGCCAGATGCCGTCGCGCTCCTCAATCGTGCGCAGGAACAGTTCTTCGGAGATCTCCACCGCGCTGACAGGGATCTGCAGGTGGATGGCCGAGTCGTAGCGCCCAAGAAGTTCGCCCTGGGCATCGAAATCAATGTATTTCATCGTGTTCACCTTTCAAAAGCCCATGGCGAACCAGTTCCAGCCGCCGGGATCGACATTGGAAAAGCGCTGGAATTGGCTGAGCGAGAGTCTGTAAAAAGAAAAACGCAGATCCGCGAATGCCGGTGAGATATCGCTACCGGACAGAAAAAGCACAGAGTTCGGAAAGGCAATCGGATAGGTGATGGTTTCACTCAGTGCACCACCGGTGGCGAGGCCCCATTGCAGGATCAGGCCACTGGGCAAGCGCTGATATCCACCCGAAGTACCCAACGAAGCGGTGAACGCAGGCGAATACTTAAGTGCTCCATCACCGCCGTCCAATCCCCACCCACCGCCCAACAACAGCCGGCGGAAAGTCATGTAACTGCCGGCGGCAAAAGACAAGGAAGCTCCCGCCGGTCCATTGGTCGTACCCAGGCTTTCACCGCTTTTGACTTTCACGGTCAAACCACCAGGTCCAGCGACGAGAGACACCAATCCACCTGGGGGAACACTCGACCATTCCGGCAGTGTTGCGGTGCTCGCTCCAGTGAAGATCGAGAGCTTGCCAACATCAGCGACCGTCAACGCCACATCCCCGACATAGTTGGTCTGCCCTGCCAGACTGCCCAGCGCTCGCTGAACGAATTCGGTCGTCGCCACCTTCTGACTGGCATCGAACTGCGGCGGCGTTTCATACAGTTTCTTGCCGCGCAACGCCTCAAGCAATTGCGTGTTGAGTCCCTCGGTGGGTTCGATACCGGCAGCCTTGATAACCGTCAAAACCTCTTCGGTCAGAGCGTTGCCCCACTCCGCAGGAATCAACGACCCGGGGGTTCCGGTGATCGGGTTTTCATCGACAAAACGGCTGTTGACCAGGCCGACACCGGGCATGCTTTTCGGATAATCCATCCCCTCATTCCTCCCTAGTCATAATTGATGTGCACCTTGGTATGCGCCGGCGCACTGCGGTGGATCAGGCACTCCAGTGCCGAGCCCGGGTTGACGCCGAAACGTTCGCCCCAGTAGCTCGCGCCGTAGCGCCGACCGAGCAGCAGGCGGCCGCCGGTGTTGAGCGTCCACATGAATTGCGCTTCCCAGGTGCCCCAGTGCGCCGCGCCGAAACGCGAGCGGCCCATGCGAGGGGCTTCGTGTTCGGTGATGCTGGCGTTGGGGTAGCCCTGGCTTTTGGCGATGTCGAGGTAGTAGCCGACCGCCTGACTGCCCACCGCGAGCAAGCGCCGGCGTACCGCGAGGCGGCGGTCGTCGAACAGCGGCGTGGTGCCCAGGCACGGGTCGGGCAGTTCCATCACCCGTTCCCAGTCCGGCACCAGTTCGCTGACGCCGGCCGGGTCCATCTCGTTCAGCAGGTCAGCGGCGCGGGCGTCGAGGCGCGCCAGTTCGACGGCAACGCCTTGCAGCACATCCTCGAGCTCCGGAACGCGCTCCGGATCCCACGCCGGGCCGCTCGGCAGCAACGCGCGCAGCTGCGCCTGGTATTGCGCGGCGGTTCTTATGCCCCCCATACGCAACCTCCGAAGGTGAGCAATTCGCTTTGCCCGGCAGGCACGTCAGCGGCCGGCGCGGTCAGCGTGTGGTCGTACTCACCGCCGGCGCTGCTGATGGCTTCGCGGATATGGCTGATCAGCAACGGCACGCCCAGATCGGCCTCGCGGTTGTGCAAGTCGCGCAGTTGCGCTTCGACGGCGGCGCGCACGGCGCTGGTGTCCGGGTTGACGCTCTTGAAGCGATACACCACCGGCACCTGAATCGGCCGCTGCACGTGCACTTCCGCGGTCACCGGGCGCAGCGGTTCGATGTAGTCCTGAACCTCCGCCAATTGCTCATCGTTGGGCACCGGTTGCGGGTCTTCATCACGCATGATGAACACCGTCACCGTGCCCGGCCCGAGCAGACCGCCACGGCACCACGCGCGGGTCACGCCCGGCACTTCCAGCGCCCAGGTCTCGTAGTCGCTGGCCGAGCCACCGTGGGGAATCACGCGATAGGAACGGATCACCCGCGAGCGCAGCGACTCCAGACTTTCCCGCGCTACGCCGCCGCTGAGGCCCGGCGCCAGCACCACGAAACTGTTACCGACGACGCCGGCAATCGGCTGCACCGGCGTCAATGCCAGACCGGCATCGGCATTGCCGAGGCTGCCGGCATCCAGCGCCGCGATCGTGGTGGTGTTGTTGCCGTTGACGGTGGTGCGCGCGGTGGTGACTTTGTAGGTCCGGCCATCGCTCGCTTGCAGCAGCGTGTCGACATCCAGCACCGCACCGGCAGTCGCGGTAAAGCTGACGCTGCCGGTGGCGACTTGTGCCGGTTTGCGTGGCTGGTTCAGACGCAGGGCGGCGATGCGTTCAAGGGTCGATTCGTCGGCCTTGTCCGGCAGAATCTGTTCGGCAATCCAGTCGAGATTTTCTTTCAGGACATAAGCGCGACCACCGAGAGTACGGGCCAGCACTTGCGCATCGGACTGGCGCAGCGAATCGCCGGCCAGGTCGCTTTGGGTGCGCTTGATCAGCACCGGCAGCGAAGGGG